TTAGGTGCAGGTAGTTCGTGATACTCTACATTAACTGAATTACCAAGAAGTGCTTTTACTGCAGCTTCACCACCATTCATAATGTCACGAATCCTAGACCTATCAATCATTTGTTCTTGATTAATTACTCTTAGGTAATCTATTTTGTCGTATAATTTTTTACTACTTAAAGGCATTTAACTCCAATTATCTAAATCCATATTACTAGGTTCGTACCCTGAAAAGCTAGGACTATAATCGTACCCTAACTCTGCAAAGCGTTCCTTCTGCATTCTTCTTATGGCTCTCATTGGAAACCAACTAGCCATAACTATGTCAGTTTTTGTACCCACTGTCTTGCTTTTATTTTTAGCAGAACTAAAATACACCAACTGACTTGTATATAAGTTTACCTTTTCTTGTGCTTCAAAGCTAAGATATGGCAAAGAAATATTTTTTTCTTGAAACATTGGTCGCATAGCTGTCACACCATACAATGGGTCAAACTTGTTCTTAAATGTTTCGTGTCCTTCTAAAAATATACCATGACCTGATGCAAACTCCCTAATACTTTTATCTTGTCGTATTGCTTTCTGAAAACCATTTTCTTCTATAACCCAGTGTGACAAGTTATACTTCATCCACCATTCTTTAATTATTTCTAGTGCTTGTGGAATACCACCACCTAAACTGTTGTTCATATCTACCATGTGCAATTTATTTTCTACAGGTTCGTATGCCCACAAGAAAGCTGCTTGATAACCTGTAGATGCAGGGTCTAATCCTGCAATCAATCTTGTACCATGTGGTATGTGTCCTATGTCACGCTTTTGGTCACGACACTCTTCTATTTCTACTCTGTCAAATAATGCAAGTCCATCAGGCATAGCAACATTTAGATATACCATTTCGTATATAGCTCTACCACCTGTAGTTTCTGCTGCTCTTTTTCTATCCATTAACCATTTGTAAGTTCTTTTACCAGACCACAACATGCAATCTACATGTTCATCTTCGTTCCAGTCAGGTAAGTTACAACCTGTGTCGTGTGCTTCTTCTACAATAGTTTTCCAGGATTCGTTTTCTAACAAATGTGAATACAAGTCATCATAATGTTGCCTAGAACCAATAACGACCATAGCTGTATGTTCCTCTTTACGACTAGACAATGTTGTTGTCCACCAACTCCTGGTGTTTTCTCTTGATGCAGGTTGCATAGTAGAAGTATGGTCCTCAATGTCATCTGCAATAATTAAGTCACAGTCACGAGAAAGTATTTTACCACCACGACCAATGCCTACCATTGTTGGTGACTTAATACCTGTCACTGTTCTAGTTCCTACAGTAAAACCACTTTGTGACCAGGACTTACCTGTTCTTGTTGTAGGTTTAAATTTAGGTCCTGGTCCACATATTTCTTCTATTAACAATTCGTTACTTTCTAGTTGGTCAAGTACAGAACCTATTGCATTCTTTGCAATCTCTTCGTTACCACCAACCCACAAAATACGAATGTTAGGTTTCGTGCAAATGAGCCACACTGCAAAATGTATTAAAAGGTCTGTTTTACCATGTCGTGGAGGTGACAATATCATTTGTTGGTCACCATTTTCTATAGCTTCTAAAATAGAGTTAATCCACTTAATATGAAAATCTGGTGTTTCGTATGGTTCTCCTGTTTCTGTTTGAAAATATCTATCTCTAAAATTACTAAAATCTTCTAATGATTTTTCTGCAACCTGTGGTAGTTCCCATTTGTCTTGTGCAGCTTTTGTTTCTAAATCTTGTATGTATGCGTTGTATGCCATAGATACAGCACCAACAGTTGTTCCTAATATTTTTGCTACATCTGTTAATGTATTTTTTTCTTTTAATATTTCTTCAGCTAAACCAGATTCTACAATGTCGTTGTAAACTTTACCTCTGCGTGATTCAACATTTTTACTAGGTATAGATAATTCTTTTTCATCTTGTTTCCATTCTATACCTTTATCTTTAGCCCTTTTCTTTTGCATCTTGATTCTGTTAGAACATCTATCGCTACAGAATTTTGACCTGCCTTTCGGCAATACTCTATGACATCCTCCTGCGTAACATAATTTATTTTTTTCCATAATTCTTACATTTTCTATTCTTACACTTCATGTCATGTTTTGGTAATAGCTCACCACCACAACGAGGACAGTTTATTATCAAAATTATTTTTTTATTTTTTTAATTTTTCCATTGTGTGTTCTAGCAAATTTATGTGTTTTAGTTTCTCTAATAAGAGTTCCATAATATCTTTTGCCACCCCACATCCAACTTACTTTTTTAGCCACAATTATCTCTTACTTATTCTTTTGCTTGGGTATCTTTTTTTCTTACCCTTTTTGCTCATTGGCATTATCTACTCCTGTTGTTGCTTATTCATTATAATAACACAAAACTCCACCGAAGTGGAGTCTTGCTATATACAGTGTCCAAACTGTTATGAAAGAAAAATAAAATACACAAACCACCTGACTACAAAGTCTTATATGATTAAGCATTTTTTTTTTCAATTTCGTATGTAGATATTTATTTTACATACTGGCTATATCCTCATATAACCAACCTAAGACTTTCTTAGGTGTAACCACTATAGTGCTGCTCTTGCACAAAGTGCAAAAAAAAATTTTTATATTACAAATAGTAAACCCTCTGTTGCCAGAGGGTCGTACTATACAAACAAAGAAAGGAGGGCTATGAATATTGTCTAAGTAACCAGAAGGTTAGATAAAGACTTCATGCCTTTCTTGTAACAGAAGTATAGCATAAAGTTAAATTAATCAAAGAAACCTGCAGGGTTTCTGTGTGAATATGCGTAGGCGAAAGGAGGAAACTCCTACTATAACAAAAACCCTGCACTTAAATAATACCATTTTGTAAACAAGGTGCTATAGTAGAAAAAAACAAGCAAAGGATTCTTCCTGCTTTTAGAAAAGGATTCTTGACCATTAACAATAAATAAAGTGGATTAGCAGGACCATGGTAACTGGGGTTAAAGCCCATTACTTCACATTGTTAAATGTTACTGATTTTAGTTCATTCTGGTTTTTGGGAGGGAGTGACACAGGGTTAGCACTATCAATCTTTATATATAAAGTTATTTAACAAATTACTTTATAAGTTACCTTTACTAGCAATCAGGTACACCACTATATATAGTACCTCTATATAGAGTACCCCTTAACAGCATATATTTAGAGGGTGTACACACACACACAAGACACCCCACATTTAACCCCCCTATATCTTGTATGTCCTGTAAAAACACTACATATTGTGGTGCCATATGTCGTGGTATTGACTACATACATACACTATATGTGGTGGTACTACATCTAGTATGTATCAATATGTATACAGTTTTGTTTTGTTCTGTGGGTAGGTGTGCTAACTAGACATTGTGTGCAACCTAATCACAATACAACAAGAACAACCACACAGATAAGCACAGTATTCATTGGGTTATTTTAAATACTTGACAAGATATTAGCTATGGTGTATAGTTCTTTAGACAAACAACGACTGGAGAAAACAATGAGTAGAGAAAAAGCATACGAGTTAGTAAAAACTGAAGTAATTAATTCAAGTGTACTAACAGACAAAGAAATTAGAAGTATGTTATTTGACTTAGACTATGTTTACCAAAACAGATAAATAATTATCTTAGTGGTTATCGTAACTGGTAGCCACAAAGATACTTAGGTATCACAAGCAAACAAATTGATTGGAGAACAATGAAAGAAATTAAGTATGGTAAGTCAACAGTTCTAGCAACTGCAGTATTACTAAGACAAGTTAGAGAGAATCTAGCAAGACTAGAAGAAATGAATTGGGAACAAGGTAAACCTGAAAGCCATAATTTATTAACTAGCCATGAAGATTTTTTCAAGCTAACAGAACTATCAGATAATCTATTAGGACTAATAGACATTGATGGTGATTTTGTAGATAATATCACAAGAGATGGTAAAGATATTAGCGTTAATATCTATGACAATTCTGGAGATGATGATAGAACAAATCCACAGTTATTTAAAACTGGCATGTATAGAGATACTGAACTAAGTAGCGACTGGTTAGCATGGTATCGCGATACTAAAGAATCAAAGAAAGAAGAAGAATAAGGTAATTGACAAGTGTAACCTGCTAATGTATAGTGGGTTACACAACAAAGAAACTGGAGGTAATGTGAAAGCATATAAAATCAAGAAAACAATGGTACAAGAATTTGTATCATTTGGAGATACTAGAGAAGATGCTATTGACAACTTTATAGAATCACAAGGTTATGACTTTGATTCAGTAAAGATTAATGGCACAACCTATAC